GGTTTTGGTGCGTGTGAGCTATAGCCCATTCTGGTTGTGGGGTGGGTGCGTGAGCCTTCTACAATGAGTTCCAACACTCAGAGCATATCGCTACTAGGTAACCAGCCTAGATATTACACGACGTTACCACGCTTTCCCCACTATTGGCGGACCAGGTCGGTTTATAACAAACACCCGCTTCATGGCTCTACGTTTGAATTGCTGCCACAAGTTTGCCAAAAGTCGCATTCTTGCTCGCTAGCTGATTGACTGCCGATTTTTCCCGATCACTGACACCCACTTCATAAATGCAGTTATTTTTATCTGCATACTTCATGGTATAGTTGTCATAGTAATCTGTCCAAACCTTGGGCCAGTTTAACAGTTCAATCTCGAGTGGCACCAACTCAGTGAGATTATCCAAATAATTCTCAACTGCCAGTTGTGTGCCCTCATCAATCCCGTAGAGTCTTTCCACGAGTTCACGCGTCAGACGGTGCGGCGTTTTCCCCAGATGTGAAACTTCTGTGCGATTCACTCGGAGCTGGTTTCGTTCCCACCAGGAAGAGTTGTTGACGAGATGTTCCTCTTTTTCTTTGTCCTCATACGTCACCCGCAACAAGTAGGCCCCAAAAGAGTCTAGGATCGGGCAACCTCTGTAGCAGTGTGCCACAGAGTACCCCTTGTTACGTAGGAGAGCATTTTTAGTGCGTGAATTCGCATTCACGTACTTTCGTGATCCCCATCCGGTTTTAGCCAGAACCTTAAGTGGATTAGTCACCACTGTGAGGTCCGGATCTTCCGGGTGAAAAAGCATGCCACAGAAAGAAGCCTCACCGAGGTCGGTGAATTTCATGACTTCCTTCATGTTACAACCAAGCCGCTGATAGTCTGCTGCGGTCGGTGTTGCTGCTTTAGGGTGGACGGTAAAGAGCGCGTCATCACCTTCAAAGAAACCTTTGAGTTTGGCATTCGGGTCCTTGCACCAAACCAGGTAATTAGCTAATACCAGGTTTGAGAACCCGTTGCCGAGTGAGGTATTCATTTCACCCGACATTCTGGTCGCTCGTACGTATGCAACGAACGCCTTGAACACCATGTAATTGTCTTTGGTGAATGCGAGATCGATGGTCGAGAAAAATGCTTTCCCTCGATCACCTAACTCCGACACCATGTACTTGTACAGTTCAAATTCAATTACCTCTAAAAAATTCCTCGTCAAAGTGAGCTTCAAAAGATGAGTAATCGGTGACATTGTATTCCGCACCGTCTTCCTGAAGGTGAGTTTTGACGACCTGGGGTCTGTCTCTCACTGGCACCAGCTTGATAAATGGGCTGGGTTCTCCAGGAACTGAAAAGTGGAACACTTCTTCACCAATTTTGTCAAAAATTGGACCGACCAGACACTTGAAAAAGTCCGATCGGGAATTTATGGCGCGCGGATGTTTGTAACCATCATAGTGCTCTTCCTTAGGAAAGGATTTGCACCTGAAGATCTTCTTCCGAACGCTTGTTGGCACCTTACTCCAGTCTGATATCTGACCATTTTCGTCGATATACTGACTGTAGGTTGCCCACACTTGCTCCAGCTCGTCACAACGTGCACTGGAGTAAATGTGATTTTCTCTTTGTTTCGCGATCCAGGTGGGAAAGGAAATGTCAGCTGTTGGGTCTATAGGCTTAAAATGCCTGCGCACCAGCTTATGCGTGAACCGTTTAAGCCTCCTCTTTTCGAAACGAGAAAGCTTGGTTCGGGACCAACCGAGTCTGGCTTGAAGCCCGCAGGCCAGGGACACTGGGTCTGGATCCGGCTTAGGAGGAACCGCCCCCACAACATGACAACCTAGGGACACAGCCTGTGGCACCCTTTCACGTTGCATGTTTTTGGCGACGTCGTGGACTTTCTGAATGTTCAAGGATTTCTTGACATCCGTTATGTCTTTCACGACGACACCAGGGTCGGTTACTCTATAACCAGCCAGATACAGACCTGGTCTCCCTATTGGGCTAGGAGAAAAGCCGAAATTTCGTCACCCAAGCGGGTACGATTCTGCACATCCGCCGTGACGAACGCGACCGTCAATGCCCATGGATCTGGGGCACCGGGTCTAGTGCGGGACGCTATTAACGCGTCTTTTCGGTTCTTGTTACCAGAGGAACTCATATCAATCGAGTTGGCAGCCTGATTGACGCGAGTGGCCAACAACTGCGGGTCGATACCCAATTGATGTATTTTTGGAATCATCAACTCCGTAGGTAGTCGATCATCCAGTTCCTGGGTCAGTGGTTCGTAACTTGCACTGACCGTCGGTTTCTTAAAGAGAAGCGGACCAAGTCGCAACTTCTCAACCAATTCATCCCTCTGTGTGCCGGGACCAATTGGGGTGAGGATGGAATTCCCATTTTGATATGTGACACCCGAAATGCGCGGTGTCCATAGGCTCAAAATTGAGAATTCGGTTAAAACTGGTGGAGGTGCAATCCAGGGATCGTCACCCTCCGTTTCAACCCATCGCTGGTCAGAGACCGACCCAGCAATGTTTCGTTCCATCTCCAAAACGAATTCTTGTTCTCGTGTCAGCATGCAGTAAACATATATACAAAACACTAGGCATTCCAAGCTGACAGCGGCACCCACAGCAGCAATAATACCGTTGATGAGGGTGGCGCGATCAGCGAAGAACAACCACACGTGGATTGCAACAGCTAACAGCATGAAAATGAGAGCAAGGTCGACAGCTACGAGCGCACGAATTGTGCGCCACGAATAACGTGAGGGGAGGGTGGTTAGCCTCTCCACCTCTAATGTGTGGCCAGTGGGTACAGCACTGGTGTCACACATCGGGAGCAGCGGGTCTGGTGGCCCGTTTCGCAGTAAATCTACGTTCGCTAAGTTGTTATCCATGTCTCCGGTGTCTGTCTTTTAGAACCCCGTCTTTCCGAGCGCCAATGGTCTTCCCCATCGCCACGTTAAGTTGTATTAACGTGCAGATAACGACTGCACGCTGAAGGGCCCACCAACTCCCTCAGTCCTCATTACAAGGGTCGCGTGTTCAGTGTGTTCAGCACCTTACGCTCCCCCGAGGTCCTCAGCTTACCAGCCCATCACGCACTCTCAGCAGTGAACTGCCCGACATTAAGTCGAAACAGCCTTCGTGATAAGCTTTTACACTTAGTAAGCATACATGCTCGCCACCACAGCGAGCAAACAACAACCACTGATCCTGGTACAGAGTACTAACAGTGATCGGGTGACCGAAGTCACCTCAGTGGATGGAACCTGCATCTTGTGTACCAAGACAGA